AATTAGTGTTCCGTGGCTCTAGAAACACAAAAACCGCCTATCCAGTGAAGGAGGAGCGGTTTCTGCGTAATCATTGCAAGGCGGCCATGTATAAAAGTCCTTGCCATACTAACTATAACACAGCATTAGTTTTTTACAACACCCTCATTATTATTTTCTATATAGTAAACTAATGGACAGTGCTGAAATATAAAGGATATTGCAATTTAAAAATGAAAGATCTAACAAAGCTTACATGGAAGAATCAAACTAGAATGGCTAGTTAGAGGTATCTGGGCTTAATCATCCTGGATAGAAATTTACGGTCATGTATATAGAAACTTTAAAAAAATTTATTGAAGAAACAAACCAAGAGTCAGAAAATCTTTTATTACAAAAGATTAGACTTGGTGGTTGGAAGAAAAAACTATACAATCTTTCTTCAATCAAAAAAACCAAACTGATTAATAGAATCAATGCAATGTTCTCTGCTCTTGAACCAATCACAGAACAATTGCATGAACCAAGATTTTGTTTAACACTTGGGAAACAAAGATTTACCACCGCATATGAAATGGCTTATTATTCTCAAAAGAATAAAAAGAGCAAAAAGAAATATAAACTGGAAAATAAACCAATTGTCATTTCAACACCAATTGAAGTGTTGATTGCAACACTCAAATCAAATGTTGGCACATATTCAAAAATAAACATTGGTTTGCACTCTTGGAACCAAAACAAATCTGGGGATAGATTAATCTTTATTGATATAGATCACAAAGATGCTTTAAAGGGAGCAGGGGCGGCAAACTTTCTTAATGCTCTCAAAACAGAATTTAATCTTAATAATCCATTAATTCAAGAAACTCCAAGTGGTGGCTACCACATACCCCTCTTTGTTAAGAGCGATGAACAGTTGAAAAACTGTTATGGAATGCAACCAAACGTTGATGTTATTTGCCGTCCTCAATCTTATGTTTTGGCGGCGGGCTCAACCACAGACAAAGGCACTTACAAGATTCTTCAAAATGGAACTATTCCAACAATTGAATGGAAAGATATTCCCCAGGTTGTAACAGATGCTTGGAATAAGGTTGTTGTTGATGGTTGGATACCATCAACAACAACAGAGATAAACACTCACTGGTCCTCCACTACCTCAACCAGTAATATAGTCGGGCACAACCGCATTAATTCTGCGGGAAATGTGATTTATGAGGAAGGGTTGAATCCAAAACATGAACAAAATAATTCAAAAGTCATCCACCATAAACTTTCAACCAAGACAAAACAAAAATTTGATTATTGCTTTGCTAAAGCAATTCAAGTCCACCAAGGCGATAGAATAAATTTTATTAGACATATTGCTACTAAATTCCTTGGAAAATATAACTTTGTCACAGGTTCAAAGTTTCAAGCAGTTGTTCGTTTCCTAAATGAAAAATACTGTTATCCAACTTTAGAAGAAAACGATCCAAAATTTATTGATTTGATTACAAACTATCAAGAATGGTTCTATAAGAATAGAAAATTCACCAAAGCGACTATTACTACCAATTTTGAACAAGCAAGACAAACCATCGTTGAAATTCTTTCTCCTCTTCCAAAAGAAGAAGAAAAATGGGTAAAAGTAGAATCACAAATGGTTGATGCTATAATACAAAAATGTCTAAATCATTTGAAAAAGTTCTACCAAATGGAGTAACATCAGAGCTTCTCAAAGCTTCAGGCTTTGAGAAGCGTAAAGAAAGAATTGGTAAAACAACTTATCACTATTACAATATTTCTACAGACTCACTTGCTACCCTCTACACCTATTGTGTTGGTGGTGTTCAGACACCACCAACCAACAACAATCAACCATCCTCACCTCCTACCATCTCAACCTGTAATATAGTCGGGCACAACCGCATTCCTACAGCGGTAGAATCAACTTTAGCCTCCAATCTAGAATCAGAAGTTAACCAAATTTCTTCAAATGTTGTGACCAGCAGCTCACCCCAAGGTGAGGGACCCATTGCCCGAGCCTCAAGCGAGGCAATGGGACAGGTACTAACCACAACAACATCCCAGGTACAACAAGAACCAATCCAGATTAACAAGAACGCCCCAGAAAGTAATCCAATGACCAAGAATTCCCAATCATCCATCCAAGAACCAACCAGCCCTAATGAGGCGTATACAGCCTCCCAGAGCCAACAAGAAGAATCAATTAAAGAAATCGCGGCAACCTTAACAAAAGAACAAATAGAAGAAATATTCAAAGACCCAAAATCAAGACTAGATTTCTTTCAACTCATAGATGAAGAAACCTTTGATAGATTAACCCCAATCCAAAAAAGTAACTGCCCTCCTCTGTATAGAAAAAAATTCTCTTGGTTCAATAGAAAAAAATAATATCCATATCAGTCCAATGAAAAGTAATCCACACAACAATTAATATTCTTTTCCATCCTATATTTAACTATAGTAGATAAAAATCTATATAGATAGGAAAACCCTGGAAAATGACTGATAAAATGAAAAAGAGACCAGCAGAAGGTCAAACATGGAAGGAACTAAGGGCTCCAAAAGTTAAACCACCTTATAAGATTTCTCTCTTACCAGAGAAGTATCAAGAGGCAGCAACAACTGACCCAGATAAGGCATTAAAGTATTATATTAAGGAACTGGTAGAGAACCTTTATGACAATCAAGATATTTGCTGGGAATTAAGAGAGATTCTACCTGATGAAAAAATCAATCTTATCATCAATGATGTTAGATTGGAATGTACTGGGAAATTGCGTTTAAAAGATCAGGCACAAATTGAAGGGTTTCTAGAAATGGCAACTCTCAAGGGAATGAAGAAATGTCTTGAGCTTAACAAGATGGCAGAATATTTTGCTGGCTGTAGAATCCTTTCAAATCTTTATGGAGTTGGAGAAACTGTTACGGTTAGACCAGATTATTCAAATCCATTTGAAGTCTTTGGAGAAGAATTCGTCAAGGTTAAACTTCAAACAAAGATTACTCCTGAATTAGTTGAAGCTCGGTTTGAGGAACATAACAAGAAGAACAATTAAAAATGGTTGCTTATAATCCTTCTCCCAAACAATCCTTATTCCATCAGTCGCAGCATCCAGTAACGGTTCTCCTATGTGGGATTGGATTCGGTAAATCATATGCGGCTGTGCATGAGGCTTTCTTTAAAGCATTAACATTTGGAAAAGGTAGTGAAGGTTTAATGGTTGCACCAACCTATAAACTATTAACTCAAGGATTAATGGAAACATGGAAAAAGGTCGTGCCATCAAATTGTTATAGAATGACTGCTGGGGATAGAATGGAATTATTTAATGGCTCAATTATTTGGTGGCGCACAAGCTCAGAACCAGAGCGTTTGCGTGGCATGAATCTTTCTTGGGCTGTATTTGATGAAGCGTCGGCAGAGCCAACAGACGAAGCTTATAAAGAAATAAGAAATCGTTTAAGAATTGGTCAAAACCCTCAACTGTTTATCACAACAACACCAAATGGATTAAATTGGTTATCAAAAGTCACGGGTCTTGGACCACATTCAAATGGTTTTCAAGGCACAAATGATCAATGGTGGAATAGTGATATATTGGTTATCAAGGCAACAACCATGGATAATCCTTTATATCCAAGAGACTCGGTTTATATAAAGAATCTTTTGGATCGTCCTGATGCCTCGCCTGAGTGGATTCAACAAAACGTATTTGCAGAATATACATCAAAACAAGGTTTGGTGTTTCCTCAATTTAAAGCATCCCAACATGTTATCAAACAATTACCAAGAAATATTAAAAGATATATTGCGGGTCATGACTTCGGCTTTTCTGATTTTGGGGCTTTGCTGGTGCTTGCTGAGACAGTAGACAAAAAACTAATTGCTGTTCATGAAGAATATCACAGAGGCTTAACCTCTGATGAATATGGGTGGTATCAATTGATTGAAGAAATAAAAGAGAAATATTCTCCTGAATTTGTTGTATGCGACTCAGCATCCCCAGAAAGAATTGCGGCAATGAGAAAATATTTTAAACATAGGCCAGTGTTTATTGAATCAACCAAAGATACAATTGGTTCAATTAGAAGAGTACAAAAACTTTTAAACGCAGATAAATTCCTTGTCCATGAATCATGCAAGAATCTAATAACAGAAATTCAGAACTGGTCTTGGAAGCAGGATAAGAGGGGGAATTCATTGGAGATTCCAGAGTCAGGAAACGATCACTTGCAAGATTGTTTGAGATATTCGGTTATGGAATTGAGCGCCCAATTTTTTCAGGGTTAAATATAACGAATATATAACTGTGTTCAATTCAATATTTAACCTTGAATACAAGGATTTATAAATGGCAAGTCAAATTTCTTCAATGTTTGCTGGAGTGTTTCAAATCTCTTCTAACCAAACATTATATGTTAAAAACGATGCAACATCTTCATTAACTGCGGTGACAGTACCCGCTGGATATTATGCACCTTATTTGGTTAATAGTGCATCGGCTGATGGCACAGAATCAAATCCATGGTGCTCTCTTCAAAAGATTAGAGAAATATGCAGCAATTATTTTATTTTTAGTCTAGAATCAAATGGCCATGTCAAGATTACATATAATGGACTTGCATCTGGAGAAATCTCCTTTGTATCTTCATCAATTGTAAAAAACATGCTTGGTTTTAATACTGCAAGTATTACCTTTACATCAGGAAGTAGTAATACAGCCACATATCAGCCATATGGTGCAGTATTCACTATTAATAGAGCAAATGATCAAGGTTGGAACCGCACCCTTTCACAAGGCGCTTACCAAGAATTACCAAATGGTAACGTATATGGTTGGAGTGATGGATATGTCAAATCAACAAAGAAACAAGATTTAAGATTTCTACCAACAGACCAAAGCTATAAGGATACAACAGGATCCCCAGCAACTCCATGTTTTCCAGTAACAAAATCAGAATGGATGCAACCAGCACTATTAGAAAATGGTTATACTCCTCCATTTACCTTTTCTCATTTTCTCTACATGACACCAGGAAAACCAGTAAGAGCCGTTCATTCAACATTTCAATCAAATGTTTCTGGATCTGACACTTCATTTGAAGTAGTTTATATTCGCCCTGATACAATAAATCTTAAGGAGTCATTTGTTCCTTCAATAAAAGATTTTAGAAGTTATACGGATTTCAAAAATCTTCAAGAGATTCTATCAAGCTCTGGGACACGCCAAACATACACAGTTCCAACAATTGCTTCCGCACCAAATTCAATTGACTCATCAAATATCTTTGCTTGGTATAGGGCGGATACTCTTGAACAATCTTCCAATGCTATTAGCAAATGGACAGATGTTTCTGGTCGTGGAAGACACATAACGCAATCAACGGCGGCAGCCAAACCAACATATTCTTCTTCTGATATATCATATAATTCCCAGCCAATCGTTTCGTTTGATGGTGGCGATAATCTTGATATTACTGCCGACGCAACATTTAATTTAGCTCAACCATTTACTGCTTATCTTGTTGCTGAAGTAGACAAGGATGCCGCTTCATATGCAACTTATTTTGATAGCACAACAGCAAATAGAGTTATCTATAGAATTGATACAACAATTACGGCATCAAACATTTATGCTGGTTCAACGCTTAATCCAACTGGCTCAATTGATAGGCGTTCCAAGAAAGTTTCTTGTGTTGTTTTCAACAAAGCAAATACAAAATATTATTCTTCTGGAGCATCTGGTCCATTACTAATTGGAAGTGGAAATATTGGTACAGATTTCCTTGGAAGATTGCGTGTTGGTTATGGTAATGCTGGATTATATCCTTTTATTGGTAAAATGGCTGAGTTGATTTTTTATTCAGGCTCACACGACACTTCAACCATTACTTCAGTACTGGATTATTTGGATGACAAATACTGGAGTCCTTCAGATATTCCAGGTATGCACGCTTGGTGGAGTGCAAGATCCGTTACAACTGCTGATGGATTAATTTCACAAGTAAATGATCTTTCAGGCAGAGAAAAACATTTAATTCAATCAACTGAAACAAGACAACCAACATATCTTTCATCTGTTTCTGGATTGAATAATAAACCAGCCATTTTATTCAATGGAGCCCAAAAACTTGAAACATCTGCAACCCATTCAATGCCAAGAGCAATGACTGTATTTTTTGTTTTGGGAAATATCTCCTCAAGAGGTATGATTTTGGAGCATGGTTTGGGTTCAAGTCTTTATTATTATTCAACTGGAAATGCTGCTGTTGCTGTCTTTGGATCTTCTGGAGTTGGATATCATAGAGCTTTCCAAAATCCAAGAACAACATGGATGCAAGAATATGAAATTGCTTGCGCTACATACGACCAATCAAGTGCCCCCGTTTTAATTGGTGGAAATAATACAACCCTCTCAACAACAAGCACAGATGGTGTTGCCCAATCAAATGCACTTGCAGCATATTGGTACTTTGGTGGAAGGCAAGATAATACACTTTTCCATACTGGAATGGTTGCAGAAGTTATTGTTTATGAAAGAGCATTAACTTCCGCTGAACGAGCAAGAGTATACGCATACCTACAGGGACTTTACGGAATACAATAATTAAAACTCAATTAAGCCTCATGAATATTGACCCAATCAATATTCATTTTCTTTTTTTTAATGCCCTAATGAGCCTTATAAAGAGAATTTGTATTATTTTTGCGGCAAGGATATAGAAAATAGTATAAGAATTATCTTGTAGTATTTAACGATATAAGGAATAAACAATAAAATGTCCCAAATTACAACATATGATTCACTCCGTGAGTATCTGTTATTTCTAAATGATTCCTACGTTGGTGAACCAAAATATTCAAATCCTTCACCATCAGTTTTGACAAATGCCACAGTTGTGTCAAGATATATTGATAAGAATGGAAATATAGTTGAGGCTGGAGGGAAATCATTTAGAACCTATTTGATTCCTCACGATGGTGAAAGCACAACAGACTTCCAAGCAAGAATTAATTCAGCGGGTTATATCAATCTTTGTAAACCAATTGTATCGGCCTATGTGGACAGTGCAACGGGTTCAACCAAAAGAGATTTAAATCTACTTGACGCGGTGCTCCAAGACAATGTAGATTACAGAGATTCAACCTATGATGAATTCATTAGATCCTGTGCAACAGAATTTGCTATATTTGGCTTTTCCTTTGTTATTGTTGACACAGATGAGTTTGGCAGTCCAAAGTTTATTAGAATAGATCCAAGTAAAGTGGCATATATTGTTTGTGATGATTATGGAACAATTGAAGAATTTGTGTGGATTAATCAATCCCAATATCTCAATGAAACAAGACCAAGCGTTCAAAATGTTGTTGTGACAAAACTAAACGCAGACGGCTTCACAAAACTTTCTGGACAAATTGATTATTCTCAAGGTTGGACCACAGATCAATTAAAAATTGAAAGCTCAACCCCACTATCCCCAGCACTTGAAGGTAAACTTCCATTGGTTGTTGGTTTTTTTGAGAGAGATAACTCTTCAATTATTCCACTTGGTGTTTCCCTTATTTCAGAACAAGCAAGAATTGGAAGAACAATTTATAATCTTTTGTCTTATGCAACAGATATTCTAAAAATGCACTTCCCAATGTTGGTTCTCCCAGTTAAAGATTCTGGCGGTGCAATCCCTCCAGATATGGCAAAACAAATTGGAAATAAATTTGCATTGCCTTATGACTCAGAAACCAACGCTCCACAATATCTCAATCCATCAAAGGAATCAACAGAAGAATTGAGGGCACATGCTGATTGGTTGGCGCGCTGGGCATTTAAACTTGCTTCTATTGACGTTGATCAAGCATCCGTTCCACAATCAGGAGTTTCTCTACGCATTAAATCAAGAGACTTTGAAACAAAGGTAAAAAGATTTGCAAAAGAATTACAGAAGTTTGAAATAAAACTTTTGAATATGGCGGCAACCGTATCTGGGATATCTGCAAAAGACATTACTATTTCTTATCCTGAGATATTTACTTCTCTTGATTACTCAGAAACAATTGCAAACACACTCCAAGTTTTAAATCTCTCACAAACAATTGATATTGGAGACAAGGCAAAATTGCTTGCTATTAAACATCTTCTTTCAACTGCATTGCCAATTACTGATTTCCAATTGACTGAAGTGTTAAAAGAAATTGAAACAAGGATTGCAGCAGCAAGACAACCACAACTCCAACAATCAGTAGATTCAGGAGTACCAAGTGAAGAAGGCTGATAAAGCAATCCAGGATATTAAAGATTCTTTTAAAGGATCTTTCACTGTTGAATTAAAAGTAAGTCAAGAATCAACTGATAAACTTTATTATCTTCAGCATCAGGAAAGAGATATTATTGCAGTAACTCAGCAAATGGTGGACAGAATGGTAAAGGAATATGTTACTTCAATTGAAGAGAATCCAAAATTTGTTGACCAACCTGAACTTGTTCAAGAACAAGCAATGGAAGCTGCGGCAGAAGAATGTAAGCAAGTTATTCTTGAAAGATTTGAGAACAAACCAAAAGATGTAAATCTAAGGAAACTGTCAAAAGATTATATTAAACAAAAAGGCAACTCAAAAGTTGGTGTTAACTCTGGGGAGCTTTATCGTGATATAAGATCAGCCAAAGTGATGGTAAAGAGAACCAAGTGATAAAATCCATAACACAACATATTTAAAGAAAGAAAAAGGAATATTAATAAATGATAGACGTAGAAGCGGAAGTTGAACTAGATCAAGAGGAAACATTAATGGTTCTTCATGATATTTTTGCCGCAGCACTTAGCGAAGCACTTGCTCAGGGAGTTTCTTTAGATCTAGAAACCCTAATGGGTTTATCCCTTAAATCAGGAGAAGACGGTTCCGTTGTACTAAGCCTTGAAATTCAAGGCGCTGATCCTGTTGAAGTTAAAGTATCCCCAGAAACAGTAATGGAAGTTCTTGGCGCAGAAGAAGCACAAGATTCTCCAGACGAATCAGAAGTCTAAATTATTAATTTAAAAATGACTTAGCCCTGTTCCTTGAAAAAGGTTCAGGGTTTTTCCTTTCTCAATATAATTAACCATAGTATTAATCCAAAAAGGAAAATGAAACTATGAAACAATTTAAATCGTTTGCTCAGTCACTAAAGCAAAAAGCTTCCACAAAAGTCAAGGAAGAAATTACAAAGAATCCAGAAGTTGAGAAACTTTCTTTTACCATCAAACAAAAAGAAAATGAAGTAAAGAAAATGAAAATGGAGTTTGAGAATCTTGCAAAGGAAAGACAGGAACTTCTTGCTTTTAAAGAACAGTCAATAAAAGAAAAGGAAAGTTATGCAATCCGCTCTGAACTTTCAAAAGCAGCAAGAAAATTAAATGTTAGAGATACAGCACTTGATGACGTTGTTGGTTTGCTTGAAACAAAATTTAAAGTAACCGATGGAAAAGTATATGCACAGGGTCCAGAAGAAGGTTCAATAATTGAACCAGAACAATTTCTTGGTGAATGGCTACAAACAAAAGAACATTTTATTCAACCAACCGCTGCACCTTCAGCCAAAGTAACACCAGCTCCACAAGGACCATTGCCAGCAAAAAAACCAGAAACAACTGGTGGCTCCTTGGCTGAGAATATCAATAATAGACTTGGACTAAAATCAATACCAAAAAGATAATTTGATTTATCAATATATTTAATGTTGATATCTCAATACTGCTTCGCTTCTGGAAAGATATCCAAATAGGCAAGACGAGTGGAGATGTTAAAATAAAGGAAACATATAAACATGTCTAATAATACATCTTCAGTCTCGGGCAGTTATTTTATTGTCCCAAACGTATCGCCAGCGGCGATTGATGGCGTCTTCCGTAAGACCCCACTATTAAATGCCTTTGCAGCCAAAGGAAGAGTGCTTCCTTCAGGTGGATCAAGCCCAGTAAAATGGAACTGGATCTACAGTGACCAAGTTGCTGCTTCTGCTTGGACAGAAAACCAAGCCATTACTTCATTTGGTGGAACTCTTTCAACACAAGCTTCAAAAGATATGAGCTATGGCAAAGTTGGGTTTGGCGTCTCTGACTTCCAAATGGTTAACCAAGCAAATGGTGGACTATCCCAAGATGTTCTTGCTCTTGAAGCGGAAAAAGCTCTTGGATCACTTGGTAAATACTTTGAAGATCTTTTCTGTGGTAGCTCTGCTGGCGTTGGTATTTCTTCGCTAATTGACTCAACAGGAAACGTTGAAGGAATTGATCAATCAACCTACACAGGTTGGGCGTCAATTGAAAATACCTGCTCAGGTTCTTCATTTGTAACAGTTCTTGATGATACCTACTCAGATCTTATGGGCACAAATGCTTCTCTCCAAGATCTTGTTCTCTTTATGAGCCCAGCGGTATTTACAATCTATCAATCAGCCGTTGCTTCAAACATGCGCGGAATGTATGGTCAACCACTTGACCTCGGCAAAGCCCCTGTTGGTGCGTCAGCTACATTCAACGGTATTCCAATCGTTGTTATCCCAGGCGCGTCAGCAACAGAACTTTACTTTGTTGATATGAGCAAAGCTGCAATCGTTGTTCACGAAGAACCTTCAGTTCACGAAATAGCGGCAACAAACATGGGTGAAAACCTTTGTGCCCGCGCCGCAATGTCCCTCGTGATTTATGATCGTCCATCGTGCGCCAAGGTAACACAAATTGATTTACGCACCTAAGTTGAGGTCACCTGCCCCCTTATTTTTATTAGCAAATTAATAAAAATAAGTGAAGTTGGCATAAACAACTAGAGGTCACATAATTATCTCCTAGGATGAAAGTCCTTGGCATTTCGCTTAAACTCCATCCCCTCCAGTTAGTAGTCATCTGGAGGGGATTTTTATTTGTGCTATCAACATCTTATTATCTATAGTAAAAATTATTCTATGTGGAATACTTATAGAAAAGGTATAAAACTATTATGACCAAAGAAACAACAAAAGATATGGCAAAAGAATCGGTGCCATCAGTTAAATTTAAAGAAATTGATATTACTTTCATGCAAGACTGGCAAGATTATTTTGATGCCAATGCATTAAAGCTTGAGGAATATATTGTAAAAGAAATTAAAAGACTTGAATCTTCCAAAAAGTTTGCGGTACTGTCAAGTATCCTTGCATTGAAGGAAAATTTTCCAAAGACCAAAGCAATGATTATTTTGCGTAATGATCCACAATTCCGCAAACATACAAACTATGTAAAACTTGCTCTTGAGCCTGATGCAGTACCCCCAGCACATGATTACAATGGAGCATTAATTCCAATTGAAAAACGTGGTCATGTATTGGCAGCCAAATCTGGTTTGCATTCACATATGAATACCTCCCTCTTGAATGAAGAGGAAATTAGAACAAACCCAGCAAAAGCAAACAAAAGAGACTCGTTGTATCTTGGAAAGAAATTTGTAATCCATCAAGACAAGGCAAGAAGAGTTTATGGTTATGAATATGCGCCATATGTCACAGTTGAGATTGGAAGAGAACCAACAGAAGTTTCATTTGAAGAAGGTATTAATATTCTAAACCGTTATGGTACAGACATTGCTCCAAAAAGCAAGCTCTGGATGGTTCGTGAGTGTTTCTAAAATTAATTTAGATTAATCAATCAGAGAGGACGGGCATTGACCCGTCCTTTTCTTTTTGTGCCTCTAATGAGGCTTATAGAGATTCTAGAATAGTATTTGGTTGGTTGAGTTACCTGTCCCATTGCCTCGCTTGAGGCTCGGGCAATGGGTCCCTCACATCCTTGAATGTGTTGATTCTCCAGGGGAAACATGGTTGTAGCGGGTATACTATCTTCTCTCTTCTCATTGAAGGACGGTTAAAGGTATTGGTGGTCATGTAACAACACATATTGGAGAAGTAGGAAGGAAGGAAGGGTAGAATGTAATAACAATAGTTTTGGATTTTGAGATGAGGGACCCAACGACGAGCGTAAAGGGAGGAAGTTGGGACGAATACTAAACAGATTCTATTTATTCAAAGAAAGATAGACAATGGAACCCATTAAGTTTTTAAGATACAATCAGGCTGGGGGATTTCATATTCACTTGCCGCAAAGACCAGATTCAGGAACCGTCACGGCATCACTTTATTTACCAAATGGTGCAAGCAATGGTACAGGTTCAGTAACAATTGATAATGCATCTTCAACCGTAAGCAATGCTGCAACTTATGGAGCAACCACATTGAATATTGGAAGCACAACCAATTTCAAAATTGGTCACAAATATATTGTTGGAAATGCTGATCCAGAAAACTATACAGCAGAGGTTGTGCATGTTAAATCAAAGACAACCAATACAATCACTCTATTAAGACCATTACTTTTTGATCACTCCTCTGGAGATTCTATTGGTGGTTCTCAAATTGATATTAGATTAACTTCTGCTCAAACATCAGTTCTTGGAAAAGGTCATAGGGTTGAAATTTCTTATTCAGTTAGTGGTTCTGCTCAACCTGTATTAACAGAAGATTTTTCTGTTACAAGATATTATCCAATATCATTGCTAACAACAGAAACAATTAGAGATTTTGATCCAACACTTTCAAAGAAACTGCCAACAGGTGTTTCATTTGAGGATTTAAAAAACCAAACTTGGTCAATGATTTTGAATAGAATTGGTGCAAACTATTCTGCTGGTTCATTGGTTGGAACATTTGATTTGACTGTGGCTCACCAATATTTGGTTAGAGCAATTATTGCTGAAGGTGCTGGACCAGACCAACAAGAAACAGCAAGATTATATAGGGAACGCTTCCAAGAAGAATTCAACACAGTAATGGCGGCATCCACATTTGATCAAAACCAAGATGGAATAACAAATCAAGCAAACGACAAATATTTCAAAATGATTAGATTGGTTAGGGGATAAGCATGAGCCTTACATTAACAATCAGACAAAGATTAGAAAATTTATTGAGTGGAGCTTATGCACCATATGCTACCTATTCATTTTCAACTGGGAGATTCTATAAACATGATAGAGATCTTGGACCAATTGAAAAGCACTACGATTCATCCGTTGAAAGAAAATTTGAAGTTGATTTAGGTCCTGCATTCCCATTGATTCAAATCAATCCACTTGATGGATTTGGTTTATATGAAATGGAAGTTAAAATAAAGATTGGTTATATGCTTACCCACAGCGGCGACGATCAACCTGAAGGCTCAACAGAGCAAGCAGGTACAGGTTATCTTGACGATATTAAATCAAGAGCAAATACTGATATGCATGATATTATTAGGGTTTTAACTTGGTATCAAAATTATGGCGGACTATCCCCAGATGTTTTTGGAATAACAGAAAAGGCATTTCAGTTGGTTGAATATGATACAAAGATTGTTGGCGTCACAACATTACTTGTTAAGTTCCAGGCATCAACAACCACATCATGGATTTAAGAATAAAAACAAAACAGAATATATTTAAGAGAAGAAAAAGGAACATTAATATAACATGGCGCAGACAAACGCACTAAGTAAATTGGCGAGTACCATTGTGGGATTGGAAACAACCTTTGGCTCTACGCCAACAACAACCTACAGAGCTTTCCCAGTTCAAGGATCTGTTGATATCCAACTATCACAAACTGAAGCAGAAAATGAAAATGAATCAGTTAAACTCTATGATTACAAAAATCCAGTTCTTGGTCTCAAAGGAGGCACTGTCAAAATGGATTTGTATGTGCGCCCATATGCCACTGTATATTCAGGAAGCAATAGCAATCAAGACCACTACCTTCAACAAGTATTAAAAGCTGCTTTGGGTGGTCATACTGTTGCTTCTGGTTCCAGTGCTCAAGCTGGTGCAACAACAACTTCTGTGGTTGTTGATCATCCTTCAAGATTTGCAATTGGACAATTTGCTTTGTTTACCACAATAGCAGGTTTGGAACCAGCCCTAATCACAAATATTTCTTCAAATACTCTAACAGTTACTCCAGCATTAACCTCGGCTCCAGCGTCGGGTTCTGCTGTTGCAAACATGGATAATTTTTATCCAACAGAAACAAACACAAACACCCTTACAATCCAACATGCAAAAACCGCTGCTTCAGATTTGCAATGGACAATGAATGGTTGTGTTGTCAAATCTCTTGATTTGAAATTTGAAAGAGACGCACTTGCTGTTGCCTCGGTTGAATGTGAAGTTAAAACATGGGTAACTGGTGCTCAATCAATCACAACAGCAGTTGGCTCAGAAACTCTATCTTCGCCACAAGTTGTGAAAGGAGCCCAAACAATCTTCCAAAGCACAGCTACAGGAACCCGTACACAATATCCTCTTGAATCAGTTTCTTTTAATCTTACATTAGCAAATGAATTCCTTCCAG